ATTGGCCAATGTGCCTATATTGAATCCTGTGGATCAGTCAGACATAGTATTGGCTCGCGGTGACGACCTGGGTCCATTGGCAGTGGGCCCCTTGACAGCCTTCCAGACACAGACATTGCAGGCACAACTGAGCAATCTGGTTGATCAAGACTACACAGAAATCACACAAGAAAAAGGCATCGGTAAATTTGGATTCAACTGTTCGCAACTTGAACAAGCAGGGTATGTCAAACCCGGAACCTATTCTAGATGTCTGGCCAGCAGTCCTGAAGATTTTGTTGAGGTAATGAATAGTCCGGCCATATGGACTGGCCTTGGTGGGGTAGATAGTCTGGATGACTTGTTGAACGATGTCAACACACAAAACAAAGTACAAAATCAGTTGATGGAGATAGGATATAACGCTCTTACAGCCACTGGAGTGATCAGCAATGTCCCACAGTCCAGTGTGTCGTTTAGTCAAGGAAAAGTATATACACCCAGTGGACTGCAGACTCTCAATGCCTTGAATACCTTGGGCGGAACTTCTGGTCTGATCACTAATCTGTTAGGGCAACCTGTTTCAAATCTCAGCACCATTGCTTCGGGGATTTTATCAAATAATGTACTGGCACAAACAGCCACAAACATAGCAGGACGTATTACCGGAGATGTAGGAGCCTTGATCAACAACGCCAGCAAGTTTGGCAGCTTGGCTACCTCGGCCTGGGCCAAGAGCGGCGGAGTCCCTAGCGTCAGCACTCTGCTCACAGGAGTGGGGAATTTGCCATCTTTAGGATCTATCAACATCAATCAGTTGACTTCTGGATTGTCCAACTTGTCGCCGGCCAACCTTGGCAACTTGACAGCTACCTTGAACAATCTTGGTAAATCCTCACAGTTTAGTATGAATTTTGCCAACCCATTGAGCAACCTAAGCAACATTAGTTTGGGCGGTCTACAAGGACAACTCACAGGAGCAGTTGGAAATTTACAAGGACAACTCACAGGAGCAGTTGGAAATTTACAAGGACAACTCACAGGAGCAGTTGGAAATTTACAAGGACAGTTGACCAGCAGTATTGGACGGTTGACCAACTTATTTTCTGGCAGCGGCGATCTAGTGTCTGGAACACAAGTGGCTGCAGGATTCAATAACACAGTGAATCGAGCCACTGTGGACGCTGCTGTTACCAGAATATTAGGCAACAGTAAAATACCTACCCCCGGATTTGAATATCCTTCACCAGCCTCGTTGGCACAAAAACTGGATATAGCACAGGCACAGTCGGTGTTGCAAGGATTGAAACGACAGACTAGTGCAGTGTTTGGTCAAGCTGTGACACAATTTAATGCGGTAAATATATCATGACCACATTCATTGGATTCAATACCATAAATCAAAATAAAAAATTTACCTTGGTTGATTTTGAATTAATCAAGCGTGATCTGCTCAATGCCTTTAATATCAGACAAGGAGAATTGGTAGGCCGTCCTGCATATGGCAGTTCTATCTACGATTTTTTGTTTGAAAATCAGTTACAACAAACCGAGCGCGGCTTATTGGCTGAAGTACAGCGTGTGGCCGGTGGTGATCCTAGGATCTATGTCAACAACATAGACCTGTTCCCACAGGATCACGGCATATTGTTACAGTTAGAAATCACAGTGGTGCCCAGCACCACTGCCGAACGATTAAGCATATTTTTTGATCAAGAAACACGAACAGCCAGTTACGTTTAACTACGCCGTTTATATAGAAAATAAATAATACAACCTGGAACAAAAATGGCTCGAACCACAAGACAAACCGCGATATTTGGTGTAGAAGATTGGAAGCGAATCTATCAAACTTACAGAGAAGCTGACTTCCAAAGTTACGATTTCGAAACCTTACGCAAGAGTTTTGTGGATTATTTGCGCCTGTACTATCCAGAAACCTTTAATGATTACATAGAAAGTTCAGAGTTTATAGCGTTATTGGATGTCATGGCCTTTATGGGCCAGAGTCTGGCTTTCCGCACAGATCTCAACACCAGAGAAAACTATATTGACACTGCTGAACGCAGAGACAGCGTGGTCAAACTGGCCAACCTGGTTTCTTACACACCCAAACGCAACACCTGTGCGTCGGGTTATCTCAAGGTATTTTCAGTCACCACTTCAGAAAATGTCATAGACTACAACGGAGTCAACTTGGCCAATGTCACAGTCAACTGGGCCGATCCTACCAATTTTGATTGGCAAGAACAGTTTACAGCCATTGTCAATGCCAGTTTGGTAGACACACAGCGAGTGGGTCGTCCTGGAGCCAGAAACACAGTATTGGGAATCCGCACAGATGAATACACAGTGAATCTGGTGCCCGGTTACTTGCCTGTGATACCGTATACCGCCACAGTGGACGGTGTCAACATGCCATTTGAAGCTGTCAACTCCAGCGTGGCTGTAGTGGATGCCAACACCAAGTTTGTTTATGAACCCAGTCCGTTGCCCAATGCCAGATTCAATGTGTTATTCCGCAATGATGAATTGGGATTTGCTTCGGCCAACACAGGATATTTTTTCTTGTTCAAGCAAGGTGTTTTACAAAATCAAGACTTCAATCTGCCAGAACGCATCAGCAATCGCGAAGTAAACATCAACATCGAAGGAATCAACAACACTGACCGTTGGTTATATCAGTTGGATAACATAGGAAACGTTGCTGCCGAATGGCAATTTACCGACAGTGTATATGGAGCTGCGATAGAACAATTGAGTCCCAGTATTCGCAACTTGTATTCAGTCACATCAAGGACCAATGATCAGATCACCTTGAACTTTGGTGATGGTGTGTTCAGTGCCATTCCAGTTGGTCTGTTCCGTTGTTATGTGCGTGCCAGCAATGGTCTACAGTACATTATCAATCCTGAAGAAATGCAAAGCGTGGTCATTCCCATCAGTTATGTGAGTCGCACAGGTCAGATTGAAACTATCACATTCACCTGCGGTATCACAGAACCGGTGTCCAATGCCCAGGCGCGAGAAACCTTGAACGAAATCAAACAGCGTGCTCCGGCCCGTTACTACACACAAAACCGCATGGTCAATGGAGAAGACTATACCAACTTTCCATTTACACAATACAATAGCATAATCAAGAGTTCGGCACTAAATCGTGCCAGCATTGGCACCAGCAGATATCTCGATCTTGTGGATGGCACAGGCAAATACAGCTCGACCAACATTTTTTCCAGTGACGGGGCCTTGTATGAAGCCAACAACCTGCCCAGCTTTAGTTTTTCCTGGCTCACAGAAAATGACATCACCGGGGTGATCAGCAATCAGATCGAGCCCAACTTGGTCAGATCTGGATCTTTGCAGTTCTATTACGCCAACTTCCCCAGACCAAACTTGATTCCTTTGGATTGTATCTGGCAGGAAAGCACCACCCTGGCCAATGAAACCACCGGATATTTTGCCAACTCCAGCGGCACACCTTTGTCACTTGGCACTTATGCCAGCAACAATACAAAGTACATCGTGGTTGGCAGTTTGGTCAAGTTTGTGCCACCGGCGGGATATTTTTTCAATGCCAGCAATCAACTGGTGGCCGGTGTACCAATCCGGGCCGAAGAAAAACTGGTGTTGTGGGCCAGTCCTGTTGCCATTTATCTCGACGGCACCAACAACGGTCAAGGCAACTTCAGCAACGGTCAAGGACCGGTGGTCCTCAACGATTACATACCCACTGGAGCCATAGCCACACAAGTCATACCGTTGTTTGTGACTGATTTAAACTCCACCATAAGACAAAGCATTGTTGATCAGGTTCGTTTGAACCGTAACTTTGGCCTGGGCTACAACAATCTCACTGCCACCTGGTATGTGATTACCAGCACAAATCTTGACACAGACGCAACATTTAGTTTGACCAATGCGCAAAGCACTGCGGGCATCAACGACGATGCCAGCTGGTTGGTACAAGCTGTCACTGATGGTGAAAGATACACAGTAAGTAGCCGGAGCCTGGATTACTACTTTGGTAGTGTGCTAGAAACCAGATTTTTCTTTTATAGTGGACAACAAATCTACGACAGCAGGACCGGAACCACGGTTAGAGATTTTATCAACGTGCTTAAAACCAACAGCAGGCCTGACAGCAACATGCCCTTGCAAGGCGACACACGTCTGCGTATCATTGGTCAACCAGTGCAGAGCGATGGCTATGTGGATGACTTCCAGGTCTTGGTAGGGTTCGAGGACAGCGACGGCGACGGCGTACCTGACAACCCAGACTTTTTTGATGAGATTGTTGCTCCAGAGGTAGACTCCAATCTTAAACTGGTGTTCCTGCAAAGCACAGTGGACTTTGACAACTTACAACGTTATCTCTTGGTCGAACCCGGAGTGGTTAATTCAGACTATGCCACCCTGGATGACATTGAATTGGTCAAACAAAGTTACGTGGATGGACAGGTATTCTATGCCTATGATCAGGCCAGTTTCTACAGCTTGACTGTAAATCTAAACACCGGCGTTCGCACCTTGGTAGCTAGATCAGATTTTATAGCACGTGTTGGTCGACAGAGCCTGTATTTCCAATACAGACACAACAGTCCGTTGACATCAAGACTGGATCCTGGATCCACCAACATCATTGATCTGTATGTGGTCACATTGGAATATTACACAGCCTATCAAAACTGGATCAAAGATTCTACCGGCACTGTGCAAGAGCCTATACCTCCCAGTATCAATCAACTGACCACGGACTATGCTGGTCTTCAAACTTACAAGATGATCAGTGACAACGTGATAGTCAACAGCGTAGAATTTAAACCCTTGTTTGGCGCCCTGGCTGCCGAAGAACTGCGAGCCACCATCAAGGTCATACGTGCTGCCAACAGCACGGCCAGTATCAGCGAAATCAAGAACTTGGTAGTGGCCAACATGGATGCCTATTTCAGCATTGACAAATGGAACTTTGGGGATACATTTTATTTTTCAGAGCTGGCTGCATATCTACATTCACAAATTGGCGACATAGTCAGTAGCGTGGTCTTGGTTCCGTTGAATCAACAAAAATTCTTTGGCGACCTATATGAAATAAGATCTGCACCCAACCAAATATTTGTTAATGCAGCCACAGTCAACAACATTGAAGTAATCCAGGCCCTGACCAGCACCAATCTACGCACAGCACCCGGTAGTGGAGTAATCTGATGGCCCGTGTCCGCTCGGTTGATTTTTTACCTGAAATATTCCAAACTCCAGTAAACAAACAGTTTTTGGCAGCCACTCTGGATCAGCTGATCCAAGAGCCTGCTTTTCAAAAAACCCAAGGCTTTGTGGGACGCAGAGTTGGACCCGGAGTCAATGCCAATGACAGGTATGTGATTGAGCCCACCAAATCTCGCAATGAATATCAGTTGGAACCGGGTGTCGTTGGCATCGAACCCGAAAGTACCAAAATACAAGATGTCATCACTTATCCAGGCATTGGAGATGCCTTGGCTCTGCAAGGGGCTTTCACAAACAATGCTGACAGATTATACACCAGCGAATACTATGCCTGGGATCCTTTTGTTGACTTTGACAAGTTTGTAAACTATCAACAGTATTATTGGTTGCCCAATGGTCCTCTAGAAGTAGACGTATCTGCCACAGAAATTCCGCTCACTGACAACTATGTGGTGACCAGAGCCAATGGTGTTTACACCTTCAGTGGAGTGGCCGGAGACAATCCACAACTTACCTTGGCACGTGGTGGAACTTATACGTTCCAGGTAGCTCAAAATAACAAAGAAACAGTCAACTATCGTGTGACCAATGCAGGTATATCGGCCTATGTAATTGATTATGAAAACAATCCTACACTTACCCTGGTGCGTGGTAACACATACATATTCAATCTTTCCTTGAATGGTATTTTTCCCTTTTATATAAAAACACAGGCCAGTCTAGGAAATGTCAACACCTATGACACCGGAGTCACCAACAACGGCGCCACCGCAGGCACCGTCACATTTGTAGTGCCGCAAGATGCACCAAATGTGTTATATTACAGCTCATCCACGCAGTTCAACATGCGCGGTACTATCAACATCATAGATGCCGTTGCTGGTACTGGACCGGGTTTTTGGATACAGGCCAGCCCGGGTGTGAATGGTCGTTTGCCATTTACTCCAAATATCAGTTCAAGAGATGTGCTGGGAGTAACCAACAATGGAGAAGACCTGGGCACTGTCACATTCAATGTGCCATCAAGCACAGCACAAGAATTTTATTACACACTGGCAGATCTAGGACCGGTGAGTTTGATTACCGATCTTGAGTTTGATCAGATCGACGGACAGCCAGTCAGCACTTTTATCAATACCTACAACGGTATTGATGACATTTCCGATCTCAACGGTCGCACCTTGGTTTTCCAATACACCGCCGACGGATGGGGTGCAGTCCCTCCAGAAGATCGTTACAATATATGGCGGATAACTTATGTCACAGTATTGAACATTGAGTACATCCAGTTGGTAAATTTTACGCCAGTCAACAATCTTGAAAAATTTAAAATACAGTATGGTACGGTCTATGCCAGCACCAGTTGGTATAAAACAGACCTGGGTATTTTCCAACAGATACCGTTGCTGACAGCGGTACAAGATGTCCTGTACTATCAAGATGCAACAGATCCAGAAATTTTTGGCATCATTAGATTGGTTGATCAACAAGCAGGCATTGAAGACAGCACTCTTGTTACGCAAACCAATCCGGTTCTCAACATAGATAGTATACTGGGCAAGAAAAATTATACCTCGCCAAATGGGGTAATATTCACCAATGGACTCAAGGTCATTTTCCGAGGTGTGGTAGAACCATCCAGTTATACCAATAATGCTTATTATGTAGAAGGAGTGGGCATAGCCATCCAACTGTTGCCTGTGACAGATTTTGTCGTGCCGGAACCATATGTGGACGAAGAATTTGTGTTGTTAAATTTTGAAGACAGCACTCTTGTTGCGCCACCCAAACCTGATTATATAACTATCAATCGTGCCAGTCCAGATCTAAATCCCTGGAGTCGAAGCAATCGATGGTTCCACGTAGATGTGATCAACTACAGCTATGAACAAAACAACACAGTGCCTGTACTGGATAATTTGTCGCGTGGTCGTCGCCCTATCTTGGAGTTCCAGGCCGGAACCAAGTTATATGATTTTGGCACACAGGGCAAGCAACCTATTAATATCATAGATTTTCAAATCACAGATGCTCTCAGCAACATCAATGGCACCATTGGATATGGTATAGATGGTTACAATTTTGTCCAAGGCACTCGAGTAATATTTGCCGCCGATACCAACCCAAACGTGAGAAACAAAATCTATGAAGTAGAGTTCATAACTCCTGACACCATACCGCCCTTGATCACGCAACCCATTATTAATCTTGTGCCGGCTGCTGATGCCGACGTATTATTGAATCAATCCACTGTGTGTTTGAGCGGTAACACCTTGCGTGGTGAGTCATTTTACTATGACGGTGTGACCTGGATACGGGCACAAGAAAAATACGCAGTCAATCAGGCACCGTTGTTTGATGTCTATGACGGTGCCGGAATCAGTTTTGGAAACAGGGCCAAATATCCCAGTTCAACATTTGTAGGCAGCAAGCTATTGAGTTATGCCAACGGGTCCGGTGCTCCTGATCCGGTGTTGGGATATGCATTGAAATACCTTAATCTCAGCAACATCGGTGACATAGTTTTTGACAACAATCTATACACAGACACTTTTATATATGTGACCAATAATGTCAGCACAACCAACCCGGTCAGCGACGGACACATCCGCCGGTATTCTAATCGTGTAGATTTTTCTAGAGAAATAGGTTGGCAAACTGCCGTGACTCCCAGTCTGGTACGACAACAGTTTAGATTCAGCTACGATGGTCTGCCGTTCAAACTCGACATAGCCGTGGCAACAAACAATGTTGTTCCTGCTGTGCAGATGTTTATCAACGATCAGTTTATCAGCATTGACAAATATACCGTGCAGGTCACAGGATCTGTTACCACGGTCACTTTGGTAGACACTTATGTAATCGGAGACATCATTGAACTAGATGTGCTCAGTGATCAGGTATCTTCACAAGGTTTTTATGTGGTACCAATCAATCTTGAAAACAATCCACTCAATGCCAACAGCCCGAACTTTACCTTGGGCACGGTGCGCAGCCATTACAACAGCATAGGAGAAAACCTCCTGGCCCTGCAAGGGCCCATCAATGGAGCCAACAACACCCGCGACCTTGGCAATATTGTGCCGTATGGTCTGCAGATCCTACAACAAAGCTCTCCACTGACACTGGCAGGATATTTTGCAAGAAATCTTGAATATGATATCTATGGTGCCATCGAATACAACAGCAGAGAATATATCAAGTACAAGAATCTGTTGCTGCAAACAGTGATACAAAATGATTATACCAATCTTTCGGTGTCTGAAACACTGGACCGTGCCATATCCTACATCACGCAAGGTCGCACGGATATCAATCCATTCTATTGGAGCGATATGTTGGCCAGCAATCCGATCTATACCCAGACCCTGACAGAAATCACACCCATCACAGTCAATGTGTTTGACACAGTGCAATCCTATGATTTTACCAGTGCCAATTTCAAAGCCTTGTTGGTCTATTTCACCCGGGGCGAAGACACAGTATTGCTGACACGCAACATTGATTACACAGTCAGCACCGAAGGACCTACTATCACAGTGATACTACCTCTGCAGACTGGTGACATCATTGACATCAGAGAGTACAGCAACACAGCCGGAAACTTCTGCCCCAACACACCTACTAAAATGGGATTGTATCCCAAATATCTGCCCCGAATATTTGTGGACACTGGCTATTTGACTCCAACCACGGTCATACAAGGGCATGATGGCAGCGTCACGGTGGCCTTTGGTGACATAAGAGATCAGGTGTTGTTGGAGTTTGAAAAGCGCATCTACGACAATCTCAAAACCGATGACAACCCCATACCACTCACGGCCGAAGATGTCATACCCGGAGCATTCAGAACCACTGACTATTCTCTCACTGAAATAACCACCATACTAGGCCAGAGCTTTTTGAGTTGGGTTGGGTGGAACAAGTTAGATTACAAAACACAGGATTACATAGCCGCCAACGCATTTACTTGGAACTACAGCAGCAGCGGCAGCAAGTTGACCAATGGGTCGATCAATAATCTGTCAGAAAGCAATCTATTGGGTGCCTGGCGGGGTATCTATCGTTATTTCTATGATACCACTAGTCCAGATACTAGCCCCTGGGAAATGCTGGGATTTACCGAACAGCCGGCGTGGTGGGAAACCAGATACGGTCCTGCGCCTTATACCAGCGATAACTTGGTGCTGTGGGATGATCTTGAACTAGGACTGGTAGCAGATCCTGTAGCACCATACATACGTCCTAACTATGCACGTCCGGGCCTGACCAAAGTGATACCAGTGGGCACTGAAGGACAACTGTTGCCTCCATCACTGTCAGTGATGGGACAGACCGATCCTACCAGCTATGTCAAGAGCTGGGTAGTGGGCGACGGCGGCCCAGTAGAATACAGTTGGTCCGCGTCAAGCAGTTATCCATTTGCGATCATGCGCTTGCTGGCACTCACACGTCCAGCAGAATTTTTCAGTTTGTTTGCCGACAGAGACCTTTACAAGTTTAACGCAGAGTATGGACAGTATCTATACAATGATCGTTATAGACTTGATGCCAGTGGTATACAGATCTACGGTAGCCTGGATACCAGAATCAGCAATAATGAAACCATTACAGGAGTTAGCAAAGCCAGCTATATCAACTGGATCGTGGATTACAATCAACAACTGGGCAAAAACAGCACGATTGCGTTGACCGTTGCCTTGCAAAATCTAGATGTACGGCTTTGCTATAGAATGGCCAGTTTTACCAACAAACAATATTTAAAGATTTACACAGAAAAAAGCAGCCCCAACAGTCAAAATTCAAGTTTGTTGTTGCCAGATGAAAGTTACAATCTGTTGTTGTATAAAAATCAACCTTTTGCAGACATAACTTACAGTGCAGTCATTGTGGAACGTGTGTCCACAGGATATGCAGTGTATGGCTACAGCAATAGCCAACCTTATTTCAACATCTATGCCAGTGCCAGCAATGGGTTGCTGCAAACAGTCAGCGGTGGCGGAGCCTCGGTACGAGTGCCCGCACAATATACTTCCACAGTGGTTCAGATTCCTTACGGATATGTGTTGACCAACACCGCCATGGTGGTTGATTTTATACTCAGTTATGGCGCATATCTGACCAGTCTTGGACTCATATTCGATGATCGCTACAACGGATATGAGCTCAACTGGAACCAAATGGCCCAGGAGTTTTTGTATTTTAGCCAGCAGGGCTGGAACACCGGTACATTGATCAATCTCAATCCCAGTGCCACCAAAATCACAGCTTATCGCGCAGGTGCAGTGGTTGATATCATCGAAAGCCTGACTCCTGAAAACATGTTGTTGGATCAAAATCGCACAACCTTTCCCACCAGGGATCTGATCATACAGCGTGAAGGCAACACATTCAGCGCCACCAGCACAAACAATCAGACCATAAGCTATCTCAAACTGCGTTTCGTAAACTATGAACACATGGTGGTGCTAGACAATGTCAGTATATTTGCCGACCTACTGTATGATCCTGTGACCTCGGCCCGACAGTATCGTGTCAGAATCATTGGTGCCACCACCACCGATTGGAATGGGCAACTTGATGCACAAGGATTTATACTAAACGATGACAACGTGCAAGAATGGCAATCTAATCGCAAATATACCAAGGGCGACATAGTACTGTACAAGAACACTTACTGGTCGGCACAGACCATAGTACAACCCAAGCGCCTGTTTGACTACAATGACTGGGTCAAGTCAGACTATCAGCTCATACAACAAGGTCTGTTGCCCAACATAGCCAACAAGGCCGATCAGTTGGCCAACAGTTATAATACCTATGGTGCCAATCTTGAAAGAGACAATGACCTGCTCAGTTACGGTTTGATTGGATTCAGACCCAGACAGTACATGACTTCGTTGAATCTAGACGATGTCAGCCAGGTCAATATCTATCAACAGTTCCTGGGCACCAAAGGTACCACCAGAGCTGCCGAACTCTTTACACGTGCCGATCTTGGCAAAGAAAGTGGCGAATATAAAATCTATGAAAACTGGGCAGTGCTGGCCGGCACCTACGGAGCCAATGCTAACCGTAGCTTTTTTGAACTCAGACTCAACGAAGATCGACTGCAAAGCAATCCCAGCACAATACAGCTAGTATTACCGCAACAACCCAGCGACGCTGACCAAACGTTTTTACTTTCCGACATCTGGAGAGAAAGTTACAAGATCACATCTACAGATGTGTTGCCTACCACCAATGAATTCAATGGAGATGCAGCCCTGCCCAGTGCAGGTTATGTCAACATAAACGATATTGATATAACCGTGTTTAGTTTGGATGATCCGGCCACCCTGGCACAAAACATAGAATCCATTGGTAGAGGTACCTTGATCTGGGTGGCCAAAGTCAACAGTTATGATTGGAACGTTTACAGATGTGAACGAGTCACGGGCGTGATAACACAACTCACTGATAACCTCAATGAAACCAGTGTGGCCACGTTCAACGCTGCACACGGATTATCTGTGGGTGACCTAATAATCATTAGATATTTCAACGATTCGATCAATGGCGTTTACCGAGTATTGTCAATACCGGGAATACAACAGATTGTCATAGCATTTAACTTTGGCAATACAAATCAAACTGTGATCACAGGCACGGGCCTGGCATTTTATCTGCAAACCGCTCGTGTGGTCCAGGCCAGCGATGTGGTAAATCTACCTTACAGCAAAGAATTAGTTCCCGGAGCCAAGGTCTGGGTCGATGACAACGGGCAGGGACAGTGGACTGTGTTGCAAAAACAAAATCCATTCACAATATTTGATAGACTGTTGACAGATCCATTGGTTCCAAACTCACGCTACGGTTACAGTATAACGCAAAGCAATGACAATTTTGCTGCTATAGTGGGTGCCCCGGATGTCAACAACGGTGCAGGCAGCCTGTATGCCTATCGCAGAAACATCATCAACAACTATGAGTTCAACATCGAGTTGACCTTGGATGCCATTGACACAGTAGGCCTGGGCAATGCCGTGGCATTTGGTAATTTGACTTGGAGTGTTGCAGGAGCCAGTGCCAGCAGATCCGGCACCGGATATGCCTTGGTATTGTATCTTGTGCCTGGTTCAAACGATTATATATATTCTCAACTGTTGCTGGCACCAGATCAGAATTTTGCACCCACTGGATTCGGCACTGGCGTAGCTATAAGCACCAATGAACGTTGGATGTATATCAGTGCTCCGGGCGCAGATCGCGTGTATGCTTATGCCTTGATTGAGGTAGAAACACAGACCTCGGTTTATTTGACTGATGGCATTACCAATACTTTCAACTACAGCAACAACATACAAATTGATCCTGCTTATCCAGAACAACTGACAGTGGCATTGGAAAATCTAATCAATGGTATCAATGTTGATTTGACCTTTGCTGTGAACTACAGTATCACGGCTACAGATGTTGTACTCAACACCACACCATCGGCCGGCCTGAGATTGACCATAACCCGACGCAAGGCCGTTGCCTTAGACGACGAAACCTACTATGGTGTATTTCCAAATCTCGCAACTGGATCGGGTTTGAATGCCGCCTTTACTGTGAACGTCAAACGTGGAGTGTATTTTCCTACCCTGTTGGTAGCCGGTGTTGGCTATAATATAGGAGACACACTGACCATATTCGGCACAGTGATAGGTGGACTAACTCCGGCCAATGATTTGGTAATCACTGTGACATCCACAAGTGGTTCCGGGGCTATAGTATCTTTCTCCCAAACAGGTTCTGGCATAGGAACACAGACAGATTTTAGCTTGACTCCATTTCTTTACACGGCCACCAACATTGAATCTTTTACGGTCACAGTAAATGGACAACTACAAAGGCCCCACATTGATTATGAATTTAACAATGACAGCAACCTAATCACACAAGATCTTACATTTTTGACTGTGCCACCGGTGGGCGCTACTATCAGTGTGAGAGCCAGTGATTATTGGCAGTATGTTAGCACACTCACACCACCCGGATCGGTGGTCAATGCCGACTACGGAGCCAGTATAACCACCTCTACCGACGGTAGACAGATACTCATTGGAGCTCCCCGCGCCGATGCAGTCGGTGTCAGTCGTGCTGGCACGGTTTATGCCTACGATCGAAGTGTATACAGGTTTCTGGTCACAGACACTTCGATACTGACCTATGTCATACCCGGAACATTTACCGAACCAGTTTTTGTCAGCCTTAACGATGTATTTTTAACCAATACCAATCAATATATAAATGGTCAGTTTTCTGTGGTGGGCAGTGATATCGTGTTGAGTTCTGCGGTGTCATTGACCGTGGGCGATGTGATAGAAATCGAAACCAATCAGTTCAATCTCATACAGACCATTTCTGCCCAAGAGCCCTTTGATGAATCTAGATTTGGCGCTGCCTTGCAACTATGCAACACCGACTGCAGCCTGTATACTGGCAGTCCATTAGCCAGTGTGGATCATCCTCAAGAAGGTCTGGTGCAACGCAATGTAAATCAAAGCCGGGTGTATGGGGTCATTACCAGCACAATAGCCAATCCTGCGCTCACTGCTGGCAACACACTCAGGATCAACAATACATTGGTCACTGTACCTGTGTCTCCCAACAATACCATAGCTGGTCTGGTCGATGCTATCAATACCGCGGCCATACCCAATGTCATAGCATCTTCCACACCCAACCTTGAACTGCCAGGCGATGGCATTAGTAAAATTTTTGATGTTGGCAGTATCTACAGTGCGGCAGAATCTTATACGGTGCTGGTCTACGTTGATGACACTGCGCAGGTAGAGAATGTCAACTATACCTATAACAGCATCACACAACAAATTATTTTTATAGTGGCACCCGGATTTGGACAAGTGATTACAGTGGTATCCGGCAGGATGGTCTTGAACACAGTCAATCTTGTTGCCAGCACCCCCGGAAACAGATTGACTGTGTATCCTGGCACGTCTGGCACTGCTTTCGCTGACATTGGATTTGAAACCTATGTTTACACACAGACCATACGCAGTCCTAATCCCAGCGATTATGCTTATTTTGGATCGACCATCAGTGTAGACAGTTCGGCTGTGAATCTAGTGATTGGTGCTTACAATGGCAACATTTATAGACCTGTCATATTCGACAGTGGCCAGACTTACTTTGATGACCGCAGCACGACTTTCTTCTCACCGGTGTTCAACAGTGGAGTGGCCTATACATTTGATTTTCTACCCAGCGCCAATGGCAGCATAACTAATCCAGGCAAATTTGTATTCGGACAACAGATCTATGACAGTGAGGTGGTCAGCAACGACCAATTCAGCCTGGGCATGAGCTATCGCAATGGTCGGCTGTTAGTTGGAGCACCCGGCAATGATTTTGGAGACAGCAGTTTGAATTATGGACTGGTCAGCGTGTTCAATAATCCCGATAATTTGCCCAGCTGGAAGGTCATACATCTACAAACACCCGTGGTCAAAATTGATCAAATCAACAGCGTGTTCATGTATGATCGTTTGACCAACAATGTTCAAACTTATTTTGATTTTATCAATCCTTTGCAAGGCAAGATTCTAGGAGTGGCACGCAGAAACATTGACTACATTGGTGCTGTGGATCCTGCTGAATACAATCAAGGGCCTATACACAACAACGGCAACAGCTGGGCACAAGAGCATGTGGGCGAAATCTGGTGGGACACTGACACAGTGAGATTTATAGATCCCAATCAAGACAGCATAACCTATGCCAGCCGCAGATGGGGACAAGTATTTCCAGGATCTCGGATAGATATCTATCAGTGGGTGCGTAGTTCTGTTCTCCCTGTGAGTTACACAGGACCCGGTATCCCTCTAAGCACAGTCAGTTATACCATAACCAGCAAGCTGAATCAATACAACATATTTGAAACCATTTACTATTTCTGGGTACGTGGTATCACGACCATAGATATACCTGCTGGAAAAACTCTAAGCCCAGTGGGCATCGCCGGTTATATCGAAAACCCACGTGGCAGTGGAATACCTTATATAGCTCCCATCAATGGCAGCACAGTGGCTATCTACAATGCACTGGGAATAATCAGTGCTGCTGACACTATCTTGCACATTGAATTTGATCAACAGTTGACATCGGCCAACATACATCAAGAATATCAGCTCATCGCTGATGGTCGTGCCGACAGTTTTCTTAATGATACCTTGTATCTCAAACTACTGGACAGTTTCTGCGGCAGCAATCTGTCTGGCGCCAATGTTCCAGATCCCTTGTTGAGTCCCCCGGAACAATATGGGGTGCAGTTCCGTCCCAGACAAAGCATGTTTGTAGACAGATTTGGTGCGCTTGAAAACTATTTAGAACGTTGTAATAATATATTTAAACTGTATCCCATTGTTGAATCACGCAATCTCAGTCTGTTGAACAGCAGTGAACCAGAACCTGCAGCAGGTTCGGGTGCCTGGAACAAGCGTGTGGCCAACCTTGAAGAGCTTAGTTTCCAAAACTTATCAATCGTGCCCTTGGGCTACAAATATCTTGTGGTATCTGACAGCGGCCAAAATGGCCTGTGGACCATATATGAACTAGCGCAAGGTGAGACCCTGGCCATACGCATCTTAAATCTGGTGCGGGTGCAAAATTACGATACCCGTAACTATTGGTACACCATAGATTGGTATCGTGCCGACTACAACAGCACCATAACTCCTGCGGCCGAAGTGATCAACTACAGCGAACTAGATACCTTGCCTTTGACACAAGTTGGTGTGGGTCAGAGCGTGAAAGTTATTGCCAATGCACAGGGCAAGTTTGAAATTTATCTGCGTGTAGATCTAGGCTGGGAACGTGTGGGTCTGGAAAACGGCACTATCCAAATTGACCAAGTGATCTGGGATTATCTGGCCGGCAATTTTGGCTTTGACGCAGAAGTTTTTGATGCACAGTATTTTGACCAAGCACCTATCATAGAAACACGTCAAATCATCCGGGCTATCAACGAACAACTCTTGATTGATGATCTGGCCATTGAACGTAATCGTTGTCTGATGTTGATGTTTAACTTTATCTATAGCGAATTTTCAGCCCCGGAGTGGTTGATCAAGACCAGTCTGGTCGACGTTGATCACAAGATACGTGCCCTTTTACCATACCAGAATTATCTACGCGACAATCAAGAATTTGTGCTGGATTACATTCAAGAAGTCAAACCGTATCATGTGCAAGTACGAGAATTTAATTTGACATATTTTGGTGATGATACTTATCCCGGAGCAATCATCGACTATGATGTGCCGGCCTATTACAAACAAAACTTGCCAGTACCACAGTTTGTAAGTCCCGTCCTTACACCTTACACTGTCAGTGATAGTTTTATACAAAGTAACAATAGTGATGCTGCTCCTAATACCGAAATATGGACCCTGGATCCCTGGAAAGATTGGTTCAACAACTATCAGTTGAGTGTACAAGATGTGTCAATCATCAGCGGTGGCTCTGGATATACCGAGCCTCCATTGATCACTGTGATTGGAGACTGTATCGAGACGGCTTCTATGTCTGCAGTGATAAACAGCAGTGGTCAAGTCGTGGCTGTTATAGTCAACAATCCCGGCAGCGGTTACCTTACCACAGCAGTATTAACATTTATCGGCGGCAACGGTACCGGAGCCCGGGCTGTGGCAATCATGGGCAATCAGTTGATACGTAGTATCAGCACAACCATCAAGTATGACCGGTTCCAGTATATCAGTACCATACAAGAATGGCAACCCAATCTGATCTACAACACCGGAGACATGGTTAGATTTGACAATGAAGTTTACAGCGCCAATCAACCGGTGTCCAGTGCTACCTGGGACTTTGAACAATGGACCCTGGTTCCTGCCTCTGAGCTCACTGGTGTAGACAGAACCATGGGATACTATGTGCCCACAGTCAATCAACCTGGATTGCAGTTACCATTGTTGATCGATGGCGTTGAATATCCAGGGGTACAAGTGACCGGTCCTGGGTTTAATCAGAACACTGGCTTTGATGTAGGTAACTTTGACATAAATCCTTTTGACAACATAAGCATCGGAGTCAATGGACAACCAACCTATGACCTAGGCATACTTGATGCCATATACCTCAGCAACTATCTTGACCCGTATCTAGGTATTCGACCCACAGATGTAAACGTGGATGGCGCTGCCTTTGTGGATACTTACAGCAGCCATGCTCCTGAAGAGTTGATTCCCGGAGCCGAGTTTGACACATTGGATTTCAGAGTTTATACCGTACCGGGCTCTGACTGGCGTGGTATCGGACACAGATTTCCGGCCAACAGTCGCAGATACCTCTATGATCCCGACAACCCGGTGATCAGTTTCGAAGGCATAGTGCCTTATCCTATGACTGCCATATTGTTTAATGTTACAACAGGACTGCTCATCGAGCCGTTGCAGTATGATTGGGCCAACTATACCATGGTGTTGGATCCTGATTTTGTGACCCCAGGGGACATACTGCAAGTTTACTGCACAGGCACCGGCGGCGGAAATCAATTGCTGAATGCCACTTATCTGGGCAACCAGATACCCAATGGCAACGAGATAATCATACCATTTCCTACCAGCGAAGATTCCACTCAGCCAATTGACAGTATCTATGAATTTTTGATCAAGAACGGTGAAGAGATTTTATATGAGGGCGTGGATTATACCTATGCACCATACACTGTAAATTCCACCAAAATCTCATTTACCGATGTCTATGATTCGACCAATCGCCTGAATCTCACAGCTTTGGGATATGGCTATGATGGAATAACCTACAGCTGGAGTATCCCGGTATTCCAGACAATCATTGTAGAGGATGCGTCAGTATTGACCTACACACTGACCAACAGTTTGCAAGGTACCAATCCTATCAATCTCATAGTCACAGTGGATGGGGTACGGGCACGTCCTTACGAAAGTGTGAGATATTTTGGCAACGGTGTAACTACAGTTTATCAGTTACCATCTGATGGTGGATACAGCGAGGGATTGGTACTTGACAGTGACGTGCAAGTTTACTTCAGCAGCGAATTGCAAACACAAGGTGTAAATTATGTGGTTGATCCATGGGATGGTTCATCAATCAGAACCATAACCTTGTTGACTGTGCCTGTAGTGGACACTGTGATTCTAATCTCAGTGAGCACAGCCGCGCAATACAGTGTAGTTGGCAATCAGCTCACATTCCGACCAAGTGCTGGATTGAGTCCTTTTGTGGGACAACTTATCACAGTAGTGACCTGGAACAGTACCAGACAGCAAGGAGTCTTGACACAGGTATTTGTGGGTCCACGCACCACAGGCATAGTGATTTCAGAAGGATATGACATTCTCAACTATGATCCAGCCACGGTCAATGATACTCCTGGCAGTTTTGATTACACCATAGGTAGTCAAATTCAACAAAACATATTTGAGATAGGAATAGTTGTCACAGATCCAGAAAGCATCATAGTCAGCCTGGATGGCAAGTTCCTTTTCAATGGCATAGGGTATACCATCAGTGGAGCATTCCTGACCATACTAGGACTGCCTATTTCAAACATTTCTGTGCTGGTTGTAACCAGCTTTGTGCAGACCTCTGTGCCGCCAGCCATGGCTTTCCGTATATTCCAGGACATGCGCGGCGTGCAGGCCACATATCGTATCACAAGCAGTACCACGACAGCCCTGACTCAACCATTGAGTGCCAATGCAGATGTGATATACGTAAGCAATGCGTCGGCATTGAGCCAACCAGACCTTGCTATCAATATCTGGGGAGTGATAACTATAGACGGTGAACGCATCATGTACAGGCAACGTGATACGGTCAATAACACTGTCAGCAGTTTGTTACGTGGAACCGGCGGCACTGCTGCTGCTTCACATGCAGTTGATGCCAGCGTCATAGACACAGGACGAGGAAATCTGTTGCCCCAAGAATATCAAGATTATGTGGTCAGCAATACCTTTGAAGGCGACGATACCACCACAGAATTTACAGCAACACTGATAGATCTTGCGCAGGATGACAGTACTCTGCGTGTAGATATCCTGGAAGTATACGTGGGTGGCATCAAGCAAAGTGAGCATTTTATCGGTGATGGAGTGACCAATACTTTTGCTTTGAACAATGTAGTGGCTCTGCCCAACAGCGTGGTAACCATAGACGGCGACCTGCAGTCGCTGACAACCAACTATACCATCTCTGGAAACACATTGACTTTTGTCACTGCCCCAGCACTGGAGTCTGTAATCGTGGTAGCACGCTACAGCATTGTTGCCATATCTCCGGCGACGATCATATTTGAGACTGCTCCTGCAGCAGGAGTAGAAGTCACCCTGCTGGTACGTCAGGGCGTGACCTGGTATGCTCCTGGCCCCGGAACTCCCAGCAACGGTGTTCCCTTGCAAGAAACCAACACTGGGGCTGCAAGGTTTTTACGGGGACAGAATTGAAGGTAAATAAATCATGACGCAAAAAGACACACAAAACCAGCCAACAAATCAGAGTCCAGCCAAGCGTCCCAATGAAAATGGTGCGATCAATGTTGAAGGATTTGTTAAAATATTTGACCCAAAAAACAAAGAAGTATTTGTGGAGAAACGAGCATGATAGTTCCAGGTTTGTGCAAAATTGAAGGTTTTGTAA